TACTTGATTATGTGATGCAATCAGCCTACGGTAAGGCTATGACAGACAGATACAGAAGTATAGTAAATATGGTTATAGCAGGAGTCTCTAGAGTCGAAATAGCCAAAAAACATGAAACTTCAAAGCAAAACATTGACAGAATACTATCAACTAGAGAATGTCAAGAATACCGAAAAACACGGGAAAATGAACGGAATTCTCGCTCAAAAAAGAATTCTTCAGACCGTTTATTAATGCTGGTTAACAAGTTACTGGAGTCCGCCGAGCACACCATGGACAATGCAGTAACCGACAGGGAGAAACTCCAGCTTGCCGATACAGTTTTGAGCCTTACTAAGCTGATACCGTTACCTGACAATCTTAATCCGCTGGACAGTATCCCTGTAGTCTATGTTCCGGAAACCCAATCCATTGACGGGTTTAATGCCGACACGCTACCAGATCTTAAACCAGTAAAAAAAGGGACAAAAACCCAAGCAGCCACCCTATCCCCCGGGGGGTCGGAGATGCCACTCCCCTCACAGAAGTCTGAAAATAACATTAAGCCCTTGGAATTATATTCTGAGATAGATTCTGAGTTTGAGGATATAGAGGAGGAAGAGGAATGAAGAGTGTGAGGTTTTACGATGCGGAGCCAGTAGCGCAGAAGATCCGTGAGATTGAGAAGCGGGTGAGATACTTTGATCGGCTTGGGGACAAGGTAGTGTTCAAAGCGGATGAAGGAATAGCGTATGAGGGGGATTGGATTTGTTGGAATGAGTATGGGAGTTTTGTGATGACGAACGAGGAATACCGGAGGAAAGTTATACTGAATAGTTAAGCTATGGCAAATTTGCCATACCTTAATTGATTAGTATAAACACTATATGCGGGGTGTATGATTTTTCATACACGCTACTGGTGGTGTAGTTTTCGTGATAAGGAGAAAAAACCAAGTTGGGAATTATCCAAAACAGTATAAATAATAATGTCGTATGGGAGCCACAGCCCCGCCAGTCGGTGTTATTGAGGTGTCCAGCAGATGAGCGGTTTTTTGGAGGAGCGAAGGGAGGAGGGAAGACGGATGCTGCGTTGGGGGATTGGCTCAAGCAGATGAAGCTTGCCACGGATTTGAAATTGAAGGCTCGTGGAATATTTTTCCGTCGGAGTTATTCCGAGTTGGAGGAAGCGATTTATAGGAGCCAGCAGTTCTACCCGCTTTTGGGAGCGAAGTGGAAGGATGCGAAGAAGATCTGGATTTTCCCCTGGGGTGAGTTGAAGATGAAATTTATCGAGCGCGATGCGGATGCGATGAAATATCAGGGTCACTCCTACCAATGGATCTGCATGGATGAATTAGGAAACTACCCGACGCCCTTTGCGTATAATAATATGATGAGTTGTTTGCGGAGTGCAGAGGGAGTCCCTGCGAGGTTTCTCTCTACCGGGAACCCCGGGGGACCTGGGCAGAGCTGGATCAAGAGGCGGTTTATCTCCGGGAAGACGCCTGACTACATCTATACCTATAAAAATAAAATCGTCGTGAAGGGAAAAGAAAGAGAGGTGGAGATGACCCGATGCTTCATCCCGTCTTTTGTTTCTGATAATAAATACTGGGAGGAGAAGGACCCGGGGTACTTTGCCCGCCTTGCTGGTCTCCCTGAGCATTTAAGAAAAGCCTACCTGGATGGGAACTGGGATGTTTCGATCGGCCAGGCGTTTCCGGATATAACGGACAATCATAAGGTTGAGCCGTTTCAGATTCCCTACGACTGGAAGAGGTTCGCCACGATGGACTGGGGATTTACAAAGCCATTCTCTATAGGGTTCTGGGCTGTCTCGCCTATCGGCAGGCTGTATCGGATTGGAGAATATTACGGCTGCCCGGAGGGGATGGAAGATGAAGGATTGAAGCTGGATGCGAAAACAGCCGGGAAGAAATTTGTTGAGTTGACGAATGCTTTAGCTATCGATCATACTTATGGCGATCCGGCGTGTTGGGCCAGGCATGGCCATGGTTCGACGATTGCCGATATAATGGACTCGGCTGGATTACGTTTAATCCCTGCCGATAGAGATAGAGTGACGGCCAAGCAGACCTTTCATTCTATGCTCCAGGATACCTTGGATGATGGTGATCCCGCCTTCCAGGTATTCTCAACCTGTACCCAGTGGTGGAGGACAGTTCCCAATCTTGTCTCTGACAAGAACAACATCGAGGACGTTGATACCAGAGGCGAAGATCACATCTATGACGATACCCGGTTTGCGATTATGTCGCCGGAAGTCATCAGGGGAATCGTTTCCAAAGGTCACAAACGTAATAATTACGCCCGGGAGGATGTAGATTATGCTCGATAAGAAAGCCCTTTCAGAAATAAATTATCTTGTAGAAGTAAAGCAATCCATGAAAAGGATTCAGGAAGAGGTGGCAGAACTGATCGCGCCTCACTTAATGGACATGGACGGCACCCAGGCAGACAAATACCTCTTCTCTCCCGGGCATTATTCAGGAGTGGCGAAGATGAACCTGGAGGTTTATTCCCGGGGGATGTTCGCCCACATGGTCGGTGGTGACGTTGACTTTGTTGAGATGGGAGTCTTCGGGAATGAAGACATCATGCGGGATAAAGCATCCCAGGAATATTTCGCCAAAGCCCGTTTGATGGTTGTGGATGAGATGTACCGGAATAACTGGTTTGATCATGTGAAGCCTTCTTTGGAATACGCCGGAGCACTGGGGACCGATGTATTAACGATCATGGGAGATTACTTCGAGGGGAATACAAACACCCTCCACTGGCATCCAGGGGATGTCTTTATTGGAGAAGACGGTCGGGGCCGGGTGGATCGATTGGCATTAAAGATCCGAACGACACCCCAGGATCTCGTTGATGAATCCACGGATGTCCCTGAGAGTATCTTCTACGCTGCTCAGAAACCAAAGAGTGCGAAGAAGAAAATAATCCTATGGGGATATTATAGGAAGCTGCCGCCGGATGAGTGGGTGGCAGGAATGAAATGGTATTACAGATTGATCGGAGCTGATGGTCACATCTACAACGAATCATACATGCACTCCCTTCCCGGTCCGATCTGGCGTCTGGAGAAAATGCCCCGGACGGCGTATGGGATGGGGATGGGAATCAAACTCTACAGAGACCTCCTTCAATCAAATAAGATCCAGAAACTTTTAATGATGGAAGCCGAACTCCGGGTGAAGCCGCCTGTATGGATTCCGAACAGAGGTGAGGATGTTTACATGGAACCCGGCAGCATCAACTATACTAATGTAACCGATGGCTCCCAGGTTCCCAGGCGGATGATTGACCCGGCGGATATGCTGCCAGCCTCTCAGCTCAAGCAGGAGATCGACGCTCTCACCCGGATCCACATGTACACCGACTTCTTTCTGCAGCTCACCGAGAACACCACTCGGAGGACCGCCCAGGAAGTAGCGGCGTTAATGATGGAAGCTGGAAGCCAGGTGACATCCCTGGTGGATTCCTTTGAGAGAAATTACTTAAATGTGTCAGTCCGCCGGCACATGTTGATCATGGCGGAACAGAACCGACTCCCGGAACCTTCCAGGAAAATCCAGAGATTCGTGAAAGAAAACCCACAAGGGCAGCTTGGGATCAGGTTCATCGGACCTCTCGCCAAGGCCCGCCGGTGGATGTATTCAGTTGGAAAGGACATGGAGATGATCAACCAGATGGTTGTCCCTATTGCCCAGATTGATCCTGAAGCATTGGATTACCTGGACAAGGCCGCCTTGTTTGAGAGGGGCCGGCAGTTCATGAGTGGTGGTAGTGAGATTATTAAGACCCAGGAAGAGGTTGATCAGATCCGGCAGCAGAGAGCCGAGGCCCAGCAGCAACAGCAGCAGGCGGAAGCTCAGATGGCTGCCCTGGCTCAGACCAAGGCACCTGAACCTGGATCTCCGGCAGAGGCGGTGATGAATGGACAGTAAATTAAAAGACAATCTCATCCAGGCCGTGAGTGCCAGGAAGACATTACTCCGGGACGATACTGGCACCTCCGGGATTGGATACCCGGACTCGGCGACGATAGCCGCCTACAGGAACGTCTTTATTAATGACCCACAAGGTCAAATAGTATTAAAGGATCTGCTCCAGATATTACGCTTCTCCGAGAAGGGTTCAGACATGTATCATCTTGCGATGAGGAATGTCGGCCTGGAGATCTTGACGAGGTGCGGTATCGGGGTAGATGATTTAGTAGAAACGATAATTAAAGGTTTATAGGAGGATTCTATGTTGGATGACAACCACCCGATTGCGAGGTTGATCCCCAAGGAAAAGCGGAGTGACGAACTCGAACAGGCGTTAAACGGCCTGGGAGCAACAGACATGGGCACATTAGCAGATGCACTCGTGGCTGGTTACAATGCGAAGACTAAGGGTGATGCATTACAAGCCGAGGTGACGGAACTCAAAGAGACGATGGATGACATGGTTTTTATCCCGGATGAGAATACAGCCGAGGAAGAAGTCAAGTTGTACTATGAGAAAGCGGGAGTCCCGGGAAGTATTGTCGAATACGATCTGAATGATATGGCAGCCAGCGATGAAGGACGTGGTGTTTTGAACGCATTCCTTGAGGCTAAAGTACCGAAGAAATCTGCGAAGATTGTTGCGGAAAAGCTTGCCGTGCTCAGTTCCAACCAAGCCGCTGCCAACGAGACCCGCCTTACTGAGGTGAAGGCATCCCTCGGTGAGAAAGGTTACGACCTGGCAGTAAAGGGCGCAGATATTCTGTACCCCGGTGAAGAGAATCAAAAGGTTCGGGATAAATTCCTGAAGGACCCAGATGCCATCCCTGGACTATCTGTTGCGGGAAAGGTTGGGATAGAGAACGGAAAACTATTCCAGAAAGGATCCACCGGAGGCGGTGGGGTTCTTTATCCGTCAATGGAGAAACGGGGAATTAAATAGGATTAACAAATGGACGAAGCATTAAGTTTGCTCGACATGAGTGCATTGATTGGTCCTAACAATCAGTTACTCGGAAATGTAATGGAGAAGCTGGCGACATCCGGCGACTTCACCGAAGATGGAATATGGGTTCCCTCAAATGCTTTTGGAAAGCATGTGAGTGCGGAACGTAAGAGTTTGCCCACCGGTGAAGACCGGATGGCCAACCGTGGTGTCAGTGCTGCCAAGGGTGTGATCGGTCAGAACGAGGACTACATTGGATTCTTCGAGAGTCCTTCTGTGGTTGATGACTTTGTTCTCCGCCGGACTCCTCCTGGACAGAAACAGCAGGCCCGTGCCCAGTACGACCTGGCTCATGGTCTTGGACTTGGAATCACTCAGAGACAGTATTCCTTTTATGGGGATCAGCTGGTAAATCCGAATCAGCCTATGGGTCTCTCGACCCGCCGTGGCTCACTCGGGGATTACTGCCTGGACGCTGGAATGAGTGGAACCAAGAATACTTCTCTGTATATGGTAGCCTGGGACATGCACCAGGGTGTTCATAATATCTACCCCGATGGGGAAGACATGGGCATCAACATGCAGGACATGGATATCAATGTAGTGATTGACCCTGTGTTCACCGATAAGGTCAGATGGCTGCCGTACTGGATCACCTGGTTCTACCTGGACTTCGGCATTGTCGTTCTTGACGACAGAGCCTTGATTCGGATTGCGAACATCGATCCCGAGACTACCACTCAGGCCGATTATGAAGCTGTGTTCTCTCTGATGAACCAGGCGTTCCGGAAATTCCGGGTGCCTAAAGAACAGATCAGGATCTACGGCAATACTGATGGTCTGGCGTTCCTGGACAATATGTCCATCTACATCCAGAACATGAACATCAACCCCGTTGAGATTCAGTCTCGGACTTACTACAGTGCGTGGAACTCTGTTCCCCTCCGCCTGTGTGAAGAGATTAAATCCAACGAAGCGGCCGTGAGCTAAGGGAGGTTTGTATGAACTTAGTAACAGGTGATGCTCTTTTAACTTCAATTTGGGATACTGATAATATCAAGGGTAACGGTACCGTTTATGGTGCTGACATCTCTCTTGGTGCTGCAGCCCGGTTCCTTGAGGGCCGGTTGAAAATCAGATTCCGTGCTTCGACTGCGTTTACCGGATCTGGTAATCTTGAGATTGCCCTTTATTCCGGTTCCACAGCGAACCCGACCACGAAAGTCCGGACTGTCTGGCTTGGTCTGAAGACCGCTATGACTGCTGGAAAAACCGTGGACGTGGTTCTCGGGACTCATGAGCTGGATAAGTATGTCCGGATCGGAGTCATCAACACTGGTGCATCTTCTACTGGTGCCGGCAAAGCCGACATCGTACCGATTGCATCGTAACCAATGGGGGCTTCGGCCCCCTTTTAGGAGAAAGTAATGGTAGAGAAAATCCTGGCATTCAAAGTAGTCGAGGACATGGGCGCTCAGTACATTAACACTGATGGCGATACCATCAATGTACCCGACGGAGCTATCGTAACGAATGCCGATCCTGACACAATGTATGTCGAGGCAATGGTTGACGGAAAAAAGAAGAAGACTCTGTAGTATGGCTGGGAAGTCATTAAAAACTATCTTCCTCCGGCGACCCCACTTGATGTGAAGCTTGCAGAAGCTGAAGAAGTGAAGCGGCTCTCTGCTGAGAATGTTGCTCTCAAAAAGCAACTCG